CGAGGGTCCGAACCCCTCGAACGGCGCGAATACCATCTCCCCGCCGTCCAGCATCTCGATATGGTCCACCAGACGCGCCATGCTCTCCTTGCGCATCCGGCCGATAAACTCCAGCGTCTCCGTTGCGCCCGGCTCCCGGCTGCGGAACGGATACAGTTCGTACGCGGCGTGCCACGCCGCGGTCTCGTCGGCGATGCGCGGCAGCGGGCTCTCGCTCGCGTCCGTGGTCAACTCCGCCGCCTGGCTCTCCATCTGCACGATGAGGCCGCTCGATACGTAGGTATCCGGCGTCGGATACAGGCTGATCACCACTCCCACGCCGTTCTCCGCGACCCCGGACGGCCGAGAGACCCAGAAGAGCGGGGTTCCGAGCGGCGATTGGTCGCTCGGATACGAGGCGTACAGCCGCCCCAGTTCCTGCACGGTGCTCAGTGTCAGGGGATACGGAGCGTCCGTCGTCGCGGTTCCGGCCCGCACGCTCACGGAGGCGATGCCTGCCGCGGGGGCGGGGAGGAGATAGTCGCGCTTCCCGTCGATGATGTCCAGGCGCATTGAATCGGGGACGGGTCCCCGCGCCTCGGCCCAGCATTCGCGGCGCCAGCGGTTCAGGCCGGAGTTCAGCATCGGCAGGGACAGCGAATCGTCGTCCGCCGTGCGCCCCAGATGCTGCAACAGCAGCCCTCGCAATTCCAGAAGAGTGTATCCCATATCGGGTTTGGGGATGAGGGGCTGGGTTCTGGGGCCGTTCCCCATCCCCCACCCCCTATCCCTTCTTTCCTACACGTCGTAACCGAGTTCCAGGTAGACGTCGATGGAACCCGTGGATGTCGCGGTGACGGCCACCTGGATCTCCAGGGTGTCGCCGGCGTGGAACTTGTTGGAGCACGTGGAGATGTTCACCACCTCGTCCTCCCGGGCTACGCCCGCCGCGCTGGTCAGACCGAACGCGGAACACGTCTTCAGCAGGAGCGCGCTGCCGCCCGAAGGCGTGCGGTAGATCTTGATCTGCCCCAGCGTTGTCCCGCCCATGGCGGTCGTCACTTCCTGAAACACGCGCTGCAGTGTGAACGACTTGGCGTTCGATGGAAGCGTCCACGTGTAGAGCACGGTGTCGGCAGCGGCAACGATGCTCTTCGCGCTCAGGACCTTCTTCAGCAATACTCTGTCGTACATATCAGTCTCCCCCGGAACGGGTACCGGCCCCTCGCGAGGCGGTACCCGGTATCCGGTACTCAGGACTAGCTTCCGGTGAAGTGGATGCAGCGAATCTGGAGGCCCGTCGCGGTCGCCTTGATCGCGTGGGTACTCAACTGGGCGCTCGGGATGTCGTCGGTGTTGTCGCCCCACGGCAGGTCGGCCTCGAAGATGCCGTACCACGCCACTCCGCGAGACCGACCGTAGTCGGTCGGCGTCTTGGACACGATGCCCGGGAGCACGCTGGTCTTGAGGATCAGCGAGTCGTAGGCGATCATCACGGCTTCGCCGGCGTGGTTTGCCGCACCGACAACAGGGGCGAACGCCTGGTTGTCTTTCACGAACAGCACGCCGACGTAGGTTCCGAGGCGGCCGGACAGGAGCGGTGACTGCTCGCCCTTGCCCATGTACGCCGCGTTCTGGCTGGCCGCGATGCCGGTGTTGACCGTGGCATCCTCCATCAGCGTCATCATCACGGTTTCGCCCGCGATGAAAGCGAACTCGAAATCCGGTCCGTCGCTGGCGTTGGAGTTGATGCCCGGCGCGTTGCACTGGTCCACGAGGAACTTCTTCGCGTTGCGGATGTCCCACCCCTGCAGCTTGCGGGCCACGGTGGTGGATACGCCGTCACCGGCGATGGTCGCCGTCGGGCTGGAATCGGTTCCGGTCGCGGTGTACTTACACCAGGTGGAGGTCAGAGCCACGTAGCAGCGGTAGTTGATCGTCTTCGCCATGTGGTTCTTCAGGGCGATCTGATAGATGTTGCCGGGCTTGAAGTCGGCAAGTTCCTCCACCTTGCGGGTGTACGGAACAGCGATGCCCCATTCCTGCACCGTCAGGGTTCCCTGGCGGACGGAGATGGACGTTTCGCGGATGGGGTTGTTCTCGGACAGCGGCGTGGTGGCGTACTCGTCGGCGAGGTTGCCCAGCTTGGAGTAGTTCACCGTCTCGCCGCCCTCGGCGCCGATAGCGGGTTCGCTCCGGGCGAACTGTTTCAGCCTCATCATCGGCTGAGCGTTCACACGGAGGGTTTTCGACAGGCGGGGGAACGTGATAAATCCGTTGCTCTCCACCATCGAAGTGGCCGGATATGCAGCCATTTCTCTACCTCCCGTGGCCGCGCATCAAGGGATTGCACGGACCGTACAAAGACCTACAGAGACGTTAGTTGCGCCCTTTCGGACGCTCCCTTCGTTTCCGTTCAGGCCTCATACACGGGAGGGGACCAAACTGAAGATGGACGATGGAGGGTGGAAAATGGATAGGTCCATCTTCCGCTTTCCGTTTTCCGTCTTCCGGTTCAGGCTCCCTGTGGAGGGCTACCAAACAGTTTCGGGGCTATCGAGACGCTCTCTCACCGGCATTGAAGACAGCAAGAGAGCGAATCCGTGATTAATTTTATCACCGCTTGCAGGGATAGGCAAATCAGGCGTTGAAAAAATCTCCGCCGTCATCCACGAACACGGCGCCCGCCTTCCCCGCCCCGCCACCGGACACGCCACCACCCGGCAGTACCGGCGCGGCTTTCGGGGCCGTGGGAGCCGTGGAGGCCGGCGCGATCGGCACCAGGCGGTATCCCGGCGGCGCAACAGGTTGTAGCACAGCCGCCCCCGGCTGTGATGGGGCTGTGTTCTGTATCCTGTCTCCTGCCGGCACCAGTTGGTTCCGCACCGCCTGCGCTACGAGGTCGAAGAACTCCTCGGCCGGTTGACCTTGCCGCCGGTACCCGCGTTCGGCGAGGCGGTTGCTCATCAGGTCCACCAACTCCCGGCGTCCGGCGAGGTCCGGGTGCCGCGTCTCAAACGCGAGAAACACCTGCTCCTCGTGGTGCCGCGCCTGCACCTGGGCCTGTGCCGCCTGCTCTCGCTGCTCCTCTCGAACGACCCGGATGCCGTCCCGCATCTCGTCCCGCAGTTCCTTCCAGTCGTCCGGAGTCGCCGCCTCGATCTGTTCCTGCGTCCACCCGGCCACGTGGAACGCGTAGTCCACGGCGGCCTGCACGGTCCGCATCTTGGAGGGTAGGGCTTTCGCCGCCTCACACGCCTCTTTCAGGCGCGGCGGATCTCCCGGCTGCGGCTCCAGGTCCGTTCCGGAGAACATGCGCTTCATCTCGTCGCGCAGCTCGCCGATCTCGCTGGCGAATTGTCCGCGCACACGGTCAAGGTCCGCCAGCGCCTCCACGGCGTCCTCAGCGGTCTTGTACCGGCCGTGTATCAGGCCCGTCGCCTTGTCGCGATATCGCTCCCACGGATCTCCCCCCGTTGTCGTCTCGGCTTTTTTCGCGCCTTCGTTCGCGGTTTCCGACGTCGCGCCAGGCGCCTCAACAGCGCCGTTCAGGGCCTCCGCCAGCGTCGGAGGTTCCCTGCGGTTTTCCGTGTTCTCGGCCGCGTTCGGCTCGCCAACATCTGGCGTTGCCTCTTTACCTGGTTCCGCGGCCGTCTCCACCGTGGCGGCGGTTGGCTGCGGCTCCGTTTGGGGCGCTTGCCCCTCAAAATATTCATCATCTGTCACGGTGAATCATCTCCCAGTGCGGCCTCGTCGAGGTCCACATTCGCGTGGTAGGTCCGGCACATCTCTCGTATCGCTCGCATCTCCGCCCGGACGCCGATAGCCGTCGCATAATCCGGTTCTTCGTCCGGGTCCAGCCAGTCGTTCAGCAGGCGGTTCACACGCTCGTGCGCGAACGTCCTGAGAAACGGGGCGGCAGCCGTCGCCTGTACCCTCAATCGGTCAGGCGACGGCTCCGGTCGTCTCGCCATCAGAACGCGCCCTCGGCGAGGCCCTCACCGCCCGCCATCGTGGCCATCTGCTGCTCGCTGACGATACGATGGTCCTCCAGCACCGTGCCCGGTCCTGCGCCGTGTCCCGGCAGCAAGTTCCACGAGGGCCACGGATACAGGCGTGGAAACTGCTGCTCCGTCTCGATCACGCGCAGACGGCAGCCGTGCGGGCTCAGCACCGTCGTATTCCCTCTCCGGAGGAAATCGGCCTTGCTCGCCGGGTTGTCGTGTACGCGTTCCACTGGCCGGTATGGGCCTCTCGGTCCCATCTTGATCTCGCCCACCAGGATGCGGTTGCCCTCCAGGCCGAACGAGATGTTCACACCCGGTATCTTCTCCGCAAACGTCGGCGGCGGCAGAAGCGTCGCCTGGGTAGCCATTTCCGCCGGCACGGCCGGAACGCCCGCGAACTTGCCGGCCAGCAGTTCTCCGATCTGCTTCTGCCCCTCCGCCAGCGACTCCAGCGCCCGCGCGATGCCGATCATCACGTCCGGCGTCCCGATGAGCGGAACGCCCTGGCTTTGTGGCACGCCTCCCATTTGAGGGTCTGCGGGCTTCTGGGCCATCTCCGGCCAGTCCGCGCCGGGCGTCTCAGGCGGCGGCGGGGTCTTCGCCTTCTCCGTTGCCGTCGCTTCCCTCTCCGCCACCAGTTTCGCCGTCGCTACCGGCGGCGTCGTCGCCTTCTTCGTGAATTGGTTCGCCACGCTCTGTCTCCTCGTATTTCTCGGCGGCAACCACCAGGCCGCCCGGTCCCGCTGCTTCACGCGCCTCTGCGCGCCCTTCCTCGGTGTCCGGGAACCACTTGCCCGTCCCGGTGTACTGGCCGTCCTTGCCGCGCGTCTTCGCTGTAACGCCGCCCGTAACCGTCGCTTCCAGCACGACCACGCTCTCCGCTTTCTTTCGTCCCATCTCGGTTCTCCTAATCCCTAATCCCCAGCTCCCAATCCCTAGTGGGCAACCTCGATGACGGGTTTTCCCACGTCGTCGGGGTGCTGTTTCGCCTGGGCTTCGGCCTCTGCGGCCGCGCGTTCGGCGCGTTGGCGGTCATCGTGGATAATCCACAGCATGCCCGTCTCGATGTTCGTGATAGCGATGCCCATCTCCCGCGTTCCGGACGCGTACTGCACGCCGCGGAACACCGCCAACGCCTCGTTTACGGCGTTGAACGCTTGTTGCATCGTTCGTATGCCGCCCTGCTCCTGCTCTTGCTCTTCCGGCACTCGCTACCTCTCTTTCCAGATGATGTACAGGACGACCACGAAGGCCATCCCGACGGCGAACCCCAACAGACTCGCCAGTACGTCGCTCATTGTTCATATCCTGCTGGATAATCGTCGGGGCCGGACGCCGCACCATCGTCCAGCCCCGACGGCGCGATACGGGCGGTGAGGCCGGTATCGCCGTCGAGGGCAGGCGGCGTTCCCTGGCCGAACACGCCGCCATCCCCCATCACCTCGTTCCGGACCATATTGATCTGCTGTTGCGCCACCTCCGGCGGGAATCCCAGCAGTTCCAGGCTGGCCACCTGCACCTCCGGAGCGAGGCTCCCGAAATTGCGCGTCACGAACTCCACGAGCGCCGGGCTCGGCGGCTCCGGCTGTTCGGCCTCCTCGGCCTCCTGCTGTTCGTCTTTCAACAGGTCGCGCGGGTCGATGCCGTTCACCTCGCACACCAGCGCCGGAACCTTCTCCCAGTCGATCTTTGTGACGCTCGGCGTCTGCTGGATAATCGACACGGCGTTTAACGTTGCCACGGCCCGCTCTTTGCGCGCCAGGCGGGACGATATACCCCGCACACGGGCCGTCCAGCGCCCCTCGGCGCAGGCCCTGTGCAGTACGTCGTAACAGACCTCTTCCAGCGCCTGCTGTAGGAGTTGCTGGACCTGCGGGTCATCCGGGCTGAATCCCGAATCCTGAATCCCGAATCCCGCCAATTTCGCCTCCACCGCCTGCTTCACCTCGTCGGTGGCGGCTACCTCGTCCATCGCTTCCGCGATCTGCCGTCCGGCGATGTCCTGCACCCGGGCGTCTCGCAGATCCACGCGGCGGGCGACGAGGGTCACCACGCGCTCCACCATCGGCGCGAGGCCGTTGTCCTCCAGGTCCACGGACAGGCTGGAGAGCGTCTGCTGGTTCGCGGCATCCTTCATCTGGAACTCGCCCAGCGTCTGTGCGCTGTTCGTTCCGCGCTCCGGAGCGAGGCCGCGCGAGATCTCCGTCGCGCTGGTTGCCGCCTGAAACTCCTTGCTGGAGAGTTGATACACCTGCATCGCCTGGTTGGCGCGCGGGTTGCCCGTGTCGAGGCGTACCAGCGCCCGGGACGGGTCGCCGTGCGTCTGGACGGTCATCCCCGCGCGTATGCCGCCGTCCGTCTGTTTTTTGTTGACGAGCGCGTTCTTCTGTACGCCGAAGATGGGGATCATGTCGTACACGGCGCCGTCCACAAAGGCGTTGTAGAGTTTCGTCATCGACTCCGCGAGTCCGGCCCCGTCCTCCGCCCAGGCCTTTCCGTAGGCGGACCCCAGCGGCGCGTCCAGGTCCTCACCCACGATGGCCCCGATGGCGTCGCCGAACGGCTCCGGTATCGGGTCACTGAGGGCCACGCGCATATTGGCGATGGTGCATGTAGCGAACGGGTGTACCTCGGTGCCGGCGGAATCGTGGATGGGGCCGTAATACTCCGCCAGGAACACGCGCTTGCGGTACTGGTCGCCCATATCCGGAAGGCCCATCATGTGCGCCAGAATGGCCTTCCACTCCGCGTCCGGGTCGGTCCCGCCCTCGTTCCGCGTGGAACGAACGGCGTCCATATCCCAGCCCATGCTCTCCGCCATCCGCTCAACGTCAGCATAGTCGTACATCGCCAGGAAGAAGAGCCATTTGCCCGCGCCCGTCGGGTCCTTGACCACCAGGCGGTAGTCCACCGGGTCCACACGGGTATCGCCCGGCCACGCCCCGCCATCGACGGGATAGACCTTCCAGAGCATGCCCGGTGTGAGCAGTGCGGCCTTCACGTTCGGTTTGAGGGTTTTCGCGAACCCGTGCCGCTTGAGGCAGTCGTACATCAGCGTCTGGAGCACTGGGGCCACAACGTCACTCAGGTCGCCCTCACCCGCGATCTCGGCCCAGCCGTCCTTGTTCTCGACGATGGTGGCCTTCGCGTTCCCGCTCACGAATTTCACGGCCTGGGACAGCGACGGCACGTAACCCTTGCTCTGCCAGTCGGCCTTCTTGCCGGTCTCGTGCTCGTTGTCCACGAGTTGGTAGTGACGGAGCCATTTTTGCAGGTGCCCCTCGCGCTCGGTCCGCCCTTCTGTGAGGCGCTGGATGAGCTGCTGCTGCACCGTCCCGCGGTCCACCGGCGGCGCGTCCACCACTTCGCGCTCTTCGGCCATCGTCTCAAATCCATCGTTCACGGTCTCGCCCTCCTACCAGATCGGTCCAGCGTCGTCTGTATCTCCGTCCGTCGGCACGGCCTCCCAAGAGGCTACCGCCACCTGCACCGCCTTCACCACCGAGCACACCCGGTCATCGTGTTCCACCAGCGGGAACGGCAGCATCTGGTTGATCGTCGGCTGTATCCACGGCAGATGCTGCGCGGGGAACAACACCCGATGCGATTTGAACCATTTAAGCACGCTGTTGGCGTGTTCCACCAGGTCCTTGCCGCCCGTGGAGACCGGTATCAGCGCAACGTCCGGGTGACTGTTGGGCAGGTACTGCGCCACGGCCACCATCCCGCTCGCGTCCTCGTAGTAGTCCTCGTATTTGTCGCCCCACTTGCGCACCATCGCCCGATGGATGCGCACCACAACCTCTTCGGCCTCCGGCGCCGTCATCCGGTCGGCCGTCACGTTGAGCAGATACATCAGGCCGTTACGCCCCACTGCCAGCGTGCATGCCGCCCACTCGTCGTTGGATTGCTTGGCCTTGGCTGCGCCGTCCCAGAACGTGATCACCCGCACCACGTCCACGGGCAGCCGGTCCCAACGCTCCGCGAAATATTCGGCCTTGAACATATTGCCCGCGTCCGTGAACGGCCGTTGCTGGTAGAGCGCGTGCCAGCCCCGCTCATCGGCCATCTCCCGCCGTATCCGCTCCAACTGCTCCAGGCTCCACCGTTCCGGCCACAACGGCTCTCCCGGCTGCCGCCCCAGCGGATCGTGCTCCTCCGCCAGCGCCGGCAGTGTCAACACCGCCCAATCGCCAACCTGACGCGCCTCCGGCAATGCCGGGTGATACGGCGCGTGTTCGATGTCCTCTATCCCCGCATCCGCCAGCGCCTCGGCGATCACCTGCCCGTGCCAGTCCTGCGGGTGCCATCGGCTCATCGTCCCCACGATCGCGCCGCCCGGGTGGAGACGGGTGAGCAGGTCGTTGCGCCACGTCTCCATCACCCGCTCACGCTGGACCGGGCTGTCCGCCGCCTCGCGCCCCTTGATCGGATCGTCGAGGATGATCAGCTCTCCGCCGTGTCCAGTCACCCCCGTCGCCATGCCGCCGGATTTGAACAATCCCCGATGCGGCGGCGCCAACTCCCACTCCTGCACGCTGCTATGCTCACTCGAAAGCGCAATGCCCGGGAACAGGCGTTGATACTCCGGATTTCCACGGATCATCGCCCTCACCCGGCGTGAAAACTTCTGACTGAGCGCGTCTGCGTAACTCGTGTGTATTACACTCCGGTCCGGGAACCGCCCCAGGTAGTACGCCGGGAACGGAACGCTCACCACCTCCGATTTGCCGTTACGCACCGGCATCGAGACCATCAGCCGGTCGATCACGCCGTCCATCACCAGGTCCAGCGCGTGACATAGAACGCTCAGGTGCCGCGCCGGCCGCCACCACGGCGTCGTGTACCGGATAAACGGCTCCAGGCTAACCCTCGCCGCCGCGGCCTCCGCTGTCTCCTCCGGTTGCTCCGACTGAACCTTCCGTGCCCGGCGAACCAGTTCCTCCAAGCAAGCGCGCGGCTTCGGCTCGTAGTTCGTCGTCACTGAGTTTTGATACATCGTCTAATCTGTCGCCCCACAACCTGTGGTACTTCCCGAGATGTATAGCAGCAGACTGTGAATCGTACATCTCCACCGTCGGACCATACCGCGTGTGCTTTATCGACTTCACCAGGTGGAGTTTTTTCGCCTGTTTCAGCGCCCGCATATCCAGCACGGCATCGCCGTTCTCTGTGACTCTGAGAAACACGCACCCGCGCATATGATCTGCCAGTGTTCGCAGCACTTCCTCTCCGGTCGCGGCTATCTGGTCTATGCGCTCGTCGATGTACTGCCGGATTTCAACGTTTTTCAATAACACGTGACCTAGCTGCCCGGGGCATTTGTAGCCCGCTATCCGCGCCGCTTCGGACGCGTTGCATCGAGCTTCCCCTATGTATGCCTCTGCGAATATGCGCTGTTTTACCGTCATTACCAAAAACCGAAAAGCGCAGGCTCCGCGCCCTCAATGGAGGGCGGGAACCCGCGCCAGGTCGAAACCTCGCCACGCGGCGTGATAAATCTACAGGGATTCTAACCCGCAGATAGCCTGGCTGTCAACGGGTCATTCCTTCACGTGTTGCGCCTCCGCTGTTTTCACTCCGGCCGCCCATCCGCTCCAACGGTCGTAGAGCGATCGAGTGCGCACCAGGCGCAGATGAGAGATACGGCCATCCCACACCACGCGCAACTCGCACGGTTGCCCCACCTCGACGATGCTCCTCATTGCCAGCAGTACCCGCCGTTCATCGTCCGTCAGGTCCACTCGTCGCCTTCTCTCTCAGTATTTCGAGCGCCTCTTCCAGGCACGTCGCCACAGCCACGTGACCCGCGTCAATCAGTGCCTGCTGTGCCGGGGACGGTTTGCCCAGGCGAGGCCGTTTCACCTCGATCGCTACCCAGCGATTGCCCCAGCCGCGGCGTGTCACGTACAGGTCGGGTATCCCTGGCGTCTGGCCGGTGTGGTGCTGCCCCGCCGGCAGTTTGACGTGCACCGTCGTAACGAGCACCCGATAACCCAGCGCCTGCAACTGGGCCACGATGGACTCCTGCACGTCGCGTTCAAGCGGGGGCGGGAGGTCTCTGACGGTCATTCAGAAGCCTCCCGCCCGAAGGCTTCCACAGCGGCGCATATCTCCTGTGCAATGCGCCCATAGTCCGGCGCGTCTGTCTCGTCGTCCGGGTAGTCCATGCACAGTTTTGAGAACTCCACCGCCGCCCGTGCGATACGGAGCAAGGCGGGGGCGTGGTTGGCTAACAGCCGAACGTATTCGACGCCATCGAAATTCGCCCGAAGGTTGTTGCCAAACGTCGCCGCCTTCTCAGCGGCTTCCAACTTGTCTAGCAGTTCTAGTGCACTCATCTCATTTCTCCTGCTTCGCCGCGCATTCGGCGGCTAGTTCATTCAGTCGGTCGTGCGCCGCTGTCTCCGCCCCCTCCGCGTAATCGTCCGATGCAAGGTACCACTCGGCCAACGCCCCCTCCAACTCAGCGATTCTCTCCCACGCCTCACGCAACGCGGCGCAGAGGGCGGGCACGTCGGTGCGGGCGGCGGCGATGAACTTAGCGTTGTCCGCCTTCACGTTCCAATCGATACTGTCACACTCCGGCGACCAGTGCGGTATGAGCGCAATACCGTAGTGTTTACCGTCGGTGTCCGGCATGGACGTCGCAACCACGCTGGACAATTCCGGTTCGTTGATACAGGCCCACGGCCCCTCTGTTGCCGCGTTCGCCCGTTCCTCAATCTCCGTCAGTTCTTCAAGCGTCTTGATCTCATACATCACTCACCTCTCTTTCTATCCGCTCCCAGAATCCTGCTACACGCGGCCTGTACCGCGCGATATTGGCATACAGACGGGGCGAGTAGTCGCCGATGCCTCGCAGTAGCCGCCCCGTTTCGATGTGCACCGTTCCCCCCGGTGTGGACGCCGGCGGTATCGGCCGTTTGTTCGCCTCACGCTCGGCCCGGTAACAGCGGAGGCATTGCATAGACCAACGTCCCATCGGCCGCCCGCAATGGCAGATGCGCTGCATCAGCACCACCGCCCATCGGCGCACCGGAACTGCATCTTGCCGTCCGGCCCTGTTCGCACCATCGGCCCGTCATCAACCGGAGCCGTCATCCGCTCGTCGCGCTCCCGCTGTTTGGGTTCAGCCGGAAACGCCCGACCGATCCCGCTGCCCTTCAACATCTCGCGTACACGGCGCTTCTCCTCGGCCAGACGTTCGCGCCGTTCCGTTTCGAGGCGTTCCCGCTCGGACGGCGTCAACGGCAACGCGGGCAGAGCATATGGGTCTTCGGGCTCAAACTCCAGGTAGGCGTTTGGCATCACGCGCCCGGCGTCCGGTGCCGGACCTTTGAGGTGTGATAACAGGTCGGCAGCCGTTGGGCAATGCCGCCCCGTGTCCGTATTGGACATGTGAGCGCCCACAGCCTCACGGACCTGTTCTAGCGTGTAATCGCGCAGCACACCCAGCAGTATCAGCACGGAGCCTACAGACGGCGCCGGCCGGTTGTACGCACCGCACACGTCAGTCCACAGCTCCACGAAAGCGTCCAGGTCTCGCTCGGGTATCATGGTTTCGCCTCCTCGTAGTGCCGAACCGTTGCAGGATGTTCGGCCATCCAGCGTTCATAAGCGCCTCCGGCCCGCGGGCGTCGTACCTCCGTTTCCCAGTTGCGCCCATTGAGCCAGGTAGCGGCCAACGGTATGTAACGCCCGTCTGCCTCGCGCCACTGGTCGCACTGTCGAAGGTCCGTGATGACAGCCACCAGAGCCTCGGCATCCGGACGCGTACCGTTCGCCTTCTGCCACGCCTTCCACGCCTCGAATTTGCCGGCCTTTATCCCGCGCCGTGGTGGATAGGCATCCCAGAACTGCTCGAAGTCCGGCGAATAGCGGGTTTGCTGTTTGGGCTTCCCGTTCGTCGATACAAGAGCCGTTTCCGTCACTCGCTCAGGCGCTGAAAGCGCCGAAATAGCAGGAGATAGATCTACCTTACTTTTACATACAACCTTATCTGGATGTGGATGTGTGTGTGTATAGCCATCGTTTGCTATTGCGTTGTCAATGGCTGTGCCATCGTCTGCTATAGCTGTGCCATTGTTCCAACGTGAATCAGCGCCCTTCTTCCCGGCGGCCGACTTAGATTGATGGAACTCCATGGCCTTGTCCCATTCCTCGGTGAGTCTCTTTTGGGACAGTTCGCCATCCTGGACAGTGAGGAACGCGGCGGTTTTGCCACGGGTCAGGATCGAGCGCCATCGCGCCCATTCCGATTCTTCGCACCCCAACATGCTCGATATTGTCTCGGCATCATCTGGGAGCGTCGGCCGGCCGGTTTCGTCTGCGTGTTCCCACATGTACCACAGGAGGTCCATATACACGCTCTTGAGCGTTCGGTCCAGCCGCGCAGTATCAGCCATGAAGTCACGCCCATAGAACGGGAGGAACGGTAGTTTCATCACACGCCCCCTTCCAGTGAGGCGTAGTAGGCATCGAGGCGGTTAAGCACAGCCTTGCCGGCCTTTTTCCCGTTTTCCAGTTGGCTGATGTACGTATTGGAGATACCGAGTTCCGCCGCTACGTCCCGACTCGTCAATCCTAACCGGGCGCGTCTGGTTTTTAAACCCGTTGGGTCCGATGCAGTCGGCTGGGTTCCAGCAAGCAGGGAATTGATCTCCCGCGCAAGGTCGGAAGCGTCGGCGCGATTGAGTTCAACGGTCAATGAAAACGTGTCATCTTCGATGATGGACACTTCCAGACCGTCACCACGGGCCGTAATCTGGAGCGTCAGACATGAATCACACCACAAAACACTCTTTGCCATCTAAGCCACCACCTTCCCGGCGGTCCCAAAAACGGAGACCGCCCCACGCATTCTGCTCGGTTGTCTAGACAGGGCAGATGGTTGCGTGAGGCGGTCAACATGGCTGTTACGCCACGGATGTAATTCTGGTTCCATCGTACCCTGTCTAGACAATCTCATTATGTCCACATCCCACACGGGTAATTCAACATCCGCGCTCATTCGGCCCGCAGCTCCCGCGTCTCGAATAGGTCCGCGAACCTGGGTTCCTCTGCGATGAGGTCGCGGGCGATACGGCTCGTGTAACTGTTGTTGAGTTTCCACGGCTCGCCCTTCGTTTCGATCATCGTGTGGTAGCGCGCTCGCTCGATAATCGCCTTTACTCCGTAGTGCCGGCGCGCGTAAAGCACCTCATACGCGAAACGACGTATCGTTCTGTACGCCGTGGGATTCAGTTCCTTCCAAGCCTCGTACCGGCGTTGGATATGGTCCGGCATCATCGGGTTCATCTCAGCCATTGTCTCCCCTTTCATTCCGTCTCCCATCCCGCCGCTGTGCAGTCGCACTGGCCTGTCATACCCAGCACATCCCCGTCGCACATACCGCTGCGTCGAACATATCCAACTGGGACTCAATGTCCACCATGTCGAGCGGGATGCGGCGTTTGTGCAACCACAGCCCTGCGTCCGTCCGGCGTATCTCTCGTTCCAGTTGGACAGCCTTTTCGAAGTCCTCTGGATAATTCTCTTTCACGTCTCTCCATTCGCGGTCGCCCATGTTCGGGCAGCACCAGCACGACGAACGCGGTGGAGTAGGCCAACCCATCTGCTCGACCAGTTTCACGCAGTCACCCCGGCGCATCGGCGGTTTCAAGTCGAAGATGAGCGGATAACGTTCCTGATACCATTTCTCTTTTGGTGCACGAACACGCTTCATCTCGTCGAGGCTGATACCTATCCACACATCGCACTGGTCAACACTATGCTCCCTGAGCCAACGTTGAAGGACGCGACGCTTCCATTCGTTCGAGCAAAATGCGTTCAGTTTCCCTTCGTCTGTGAACATCGGGAGTAGTATCGACCGGGACTCGCCCTTGGCGAGTCCCCAGTGGGCGTAGCCTTCTTGGGGGACTCGATGCATATCCACTCCAACTGAGGAAAGCGCGGGTACAATCGTGCCGTCCATATACTCCCACGTCGATGACCGTTCCCGGCCTGTGTCAACGATGGCGGCAATGTCTGGTTTTGGCAGCCGCCCCTGCACGATGAGTGCCGCTATCGCCGCCGATTGTGTACCACCACCGCACGACCATACCTGTGTCACGCTGTCACCTCCCATCCCTCCGCTGTGCAGTCGCACTGGCCGCACCGCCCCGTCGCATCGTGGAAGCAGCCCTGGTGTCCACAGGAACACATCGAATGCCCCTGCTCATACAGGCGTTGCGCCCGGTCGTTGAATGCGTCCTCATCTGCGGGGGTGTTCATCGTTTCGCGGCTTCCTTCTTCGATGTGGGGAACTGCGCTCTTGCCGCGCTTACCTTGTATCGCTGCATCGCCCATCGCTTCCACGGCCTACGGCCGCCGCAAGAGGGACACTTTCTTTCCCCGCCCGGCGCATCCCCGTAAACGGGGAGGCAACCCCACATGAGGCCATCGCCGATAGTTGCAGTCCACCTCTCCAACGGCTGACAACAGGTATCACAGACCCAAAAGTATGGCCGCCGTTTGAATCGGTAGATAGCCTGCTTGAATGTCTCTGGCGCATCGTTCATAGGGGAAGCACCTCTTGGGCGGTATTCAGCCTGCGTATGTAGCGGTTGGAGACGAATGGAGGTTTAGCGCATTCCTCGCGGCAGCCTAGCGCGACTTGTATTTGCCAGCGACAGTCGACGTCCTTGGGGTAGTGGTCGCGCCTCCATTCAACAGGCGATTCAGCAACGATGCGTTTCCATTCCTGCTTGTGACAGATGGGTAGTGCGTAGCGGAACTGAAGCCCCCAGTATTTACGGAACCCCATACTTGTTGTGGTCGCGAAGTCACGGGTCTTATGCTTCCCGTTCCGCCCTCCGGTAGATATGCCCTGCATGGTGCGCGGATGAACGCGCGTACCCGTGTCGGATAGATACATCTCTGTCCAGATGAAGCCTCCGTAATAGAAGTTGGAAGCCTGGTAGACGTACCCCGGCTTACCAACGATGCCATCGGCCCACGAGTAGATGACCTTCACATGCGGGAACGTCCTCTTGACCATTCGGAACGCAAGGCTCATAAAGTGACTCTCCGTGTTCCGTGGCATTCGGTCGTCTACACAGAGCCGCCCAATTTCCAGGTATTCAGGAACGCTCAAAGACGGAAACAATCCGCGCAACGTGTGTACAGGTCGCACTCCGTACCCGAACGTAGCGACGGCTACCAGTTCGCCGTGCGAGTAACCACCTACGCACAACTTTGTCAAGCGGGGCATAACCTTGTTGTAGTGGTGGGCGGCGACGAACCGTCGCGCCTCGGCAACATGGATAGCGGATATTCGCTCTATGCGTTCTTCGTCGTTCATTTCGTTTTCCTATCTGGTGGCGGCTCCCGGCCTCGAACCGGGCCACGGGGAGAGGGCGCCCGCTATCCTCCCCGCGCGCTCCTTGCGCTGCCGCCGTGTAGTTCGCTCGTTGAAAGCGTACTGGTCTGCGTTCATTTCTTGCCCTGCAAATCGCTGGCTATCTCGGCGGCGCGTTTCGCGAATGCGGGGGCGTGCTCGCCTGATATACGCATACGGACATAGCCCCCCGGGAACTTCATCTCCACCGCCATATAGTCATCTGCGCGATACAGGTGCAGCGTGGTTCGTTCTGCTTTGTCTTCCACTATCAGTTGGTCTGTAACCATTCGTTACCTCCTCTGTAGCGAGGTTCGGGAATCGAACCCGAATCAGCCTCCTGAGCAGAGTGAAAGGAGATCCAAGAAAGCCCCCGCTCAGGCCACCGCCGCACCCTGCGGCCCCGCATGTTCTGCCGTTAGGAAAACTCCCCGGCGATATAGTCCCATGTTCCCTCTCCGTGGCCTACGCAATGGCGACCGTCCATCGTTGCGCGTAGAAGGCCGTTCGGACCCGGCTCTGAACTGTTGGCCGCGTGGAACTGTTCCCACGACGTATACCAGCCGGTCGGCTTGTAGGGCGCGTCGAAGTCCGTATCTTGGTGACGTTCCGTGATAATGCGCAGCATCCCGTCTGGCACAACCCTGTTCCCGTATTCGTCGACGATGGTGGCGTTTGGCGCGGAAAACATCGCTACCCAATCCTCCAGCGTATTCAGTGATTTCTCTGGTATAACGTGCAGGCCGAAACACCAGCCGCCGGACGACTTGCCGATGTGCAGCCGCCCATCTTCGTGCCCGCACGTCGGACACGTTTTACCGACCAAGTAGTAGTTCGTTCCCATTGTTTTTCCTTTCCTCCCCCCTGGTGGACGCGCCCGGAATCGAACCGGGGTTGTGTCTCACGTTTAGCGCCATGAGACAGCACTACCTTTCGCGCCCGTTACCGGAGACCGCCGCACCCTGCGGCCCCGCACGTTCTGTTGTCTAGAAAACCAATCCTGGACAGGCGTTCAGACAGTGTGGCGAAAACCATATTCGTTCGCGCTTCGCGTTGGCTCGCGCCCTTCCCGATGACTGACTTCCATAGCCACCATGGGCATTCCATCCGTAGCAATCCCATCCCGGCATGTCGTGCTCTCCGTCGTACCCGCAAAGTGCAATTCGCAGTTTAGGATCGTTCCCGTGTTCTATCGCCCATTCACGAACCTCATCTGCAACAGCCATTTCAACGCGGTAAAGTCCGTCGTTGCGCTCGGAGTGCGCATACGGCGGGTCCAGAAACACGCCCGTAATTCCGTTTTTGACCGTTGGAGATGGTCCACACACGCGCTTCCAATCGCCGCAGCATACGCGCACGCGTCGCAACCGTTCAGACAGCGCCGTAAACCACTCCGTGATGCCCTGCCCACCTTTAAGGTGCGGACGATTCCGGTTGATGCCCTGCCCACCAGAAAGGTGCGGAAGTTGACACCATGTACCGGCCACGTCGTTGCGTGTGTTCACAAGTTCACCGTCAACGG